CCGCTGGTACCGCTCGCCTTTTCAGGGTCGGTGATGATGGCCACGGCAGGCGCCGATCTGCCGCGGCATTTTGGCAATATCGTCATGATCGATATTGGCGGCGCGCAGCTGCCCGTCGTGACGCTGGTTTTTGCGCTGGCGGGCATTTTGCTCGGTCGTCAACTCACCCCTAAAAAAGAGCCGCCGCTGTCGAAAGGCAAGGAACTGGCCGTCACCGCGATCCTGATCATGGTTGCTTTCGCCTGGGTCGTAGACTCGCAGCCGCGATTGATCCTGACCTCGCTTTTGTCCTGCGGCCTTGGCTTTGCCGGTTTCGCCGCTGTCGAGCTGATGGGTGAGGAATCGCTGAATTTGATCCGGCGAATTTTTGGAGCCGCAACAGGCTTATTGGACCGCATAAGCAAAAGGGGCGAAAAATGAACGAGTATATGACCTGGTCGGAACTGGCCATCTCGTTGCTGATACTGATCGGTTTCGGGGTTCTGATGCGGCGCATGGGGCAGGCAAACCCTGAAAGCACAGGCAAGCTGGGCCGCCGCGTTGGATCGCTCGAGCGGACGGTCAGCGGCAGGTTCGGCGAAGTCGAAAAGGAGATTGCTGCGATGGACGGGCGTGTGAAGCAAATTGAGCAGATCGTTTCCGAGCTGCCCAATATCCGGGAAAAGCAGAACAGCATGGCTACACAGCTTTCCGCAACGGCCAGCGATGTCAAATTGATCGCGCGGCAGGTTGACCGCCTCTACGACGTGATCGTGCCCAAGGGGATGCAATGATGAGCATGAAGAGTGATCTTGCCGAAGCGCTCGCCGCCGATGCCAGGCTGATGATCCTGAAAGAACTGGCCGGACAAACCAATGGCCGGCTGTCGGACCTGCTGATCCGCAAGGTGCTCGATCTATATGGCATCGCGCGCGATCGTGACTGGATCACCACGCAGCTGCGCAAGCTGGAAGCGCTTGGCGCGGTTGAACTAACCGAAGCCGGATCCGTGCTGATCGCCCTGATCACGCGCATAGGCCGTGATCACCTGGAAGAACGTTTGATCCTGTCGGGTGTCACCCGGCCGGCGGACGCCGACCTGTGACAAGGCGGGAGGGACGAGGACGGCTGTCGTCGATCGACATGCTGCCCGACGAGGCGGAGCCGGATGTTGTCTGGGCGCTGGAGCAGCTGCGCGAACGCAGCCAACCCCAGAATGCAATCCTGGACGAATTCAATGCGCGCCTTGCCGATCGCGGGATCGGGTCGATATCGAAATCCTCCTGGAACCGCTATGCGGTGCGCAAGGCAATCCAGTTCCGCAAGCTGGATGAAGTCCGGCGCATGTCAGCCGAGCTTGTTGATACGCTGGGCACCGAAGGTCCGGACCAGGTAACCGTTGCGGTCGCCGAGATGCTGAAGCTCGCCATGTTCCAGCAGCTGGAAGGCGACAATGTCAGCACGAAAGGGATTATGGAGCTGTCACGGGCGCTGTCGTCGGCCGTCAGCGCGCAGAAGGGTTCCGCTGATGCACGGCGCAAGCTGGAAGAGGAAGTTGAACAGCGGATGAAAAATGCCGCCGACGCGGTCGCAAAGGTCGGCGCGAAGTCCGGCGTTTCAAAGGAAACGCTGGCCGAGATCAACCGGGCGCTGGGGGTCGGTTGATGGGTAAAGCCCTTGTCATTCCGGACAATCCAGATGCGATATTTCTGCCTTATCAAGGCGCATGGATCGCCGACGAACAGCGTCTGAAGCTGATGGAAAAAGGCCGGCAGATCGGCATCAGCTGGTCGACCGCCTATGCCGGGGTCGCGCGTACCGGGCGGCAGGGCGCGCGGCACGACCAGTGGGTCAGTAGCCGCGATGATATTCAGGCGCGTCTGTTCCTTGAGGACTGCAAGCTATTCACCGGCGTGCTGGACATGGCCGCCCGAGACCTGGGCGAGCAGATCATCGACGACGCGACCCGCCAAACCGCATATGTGCTGAGCTTCGCCACGGGCAAGCGCATCAATTCCATGAGTTCCAACCCCGATGCACAGGCGGGCAAACGCGGCGGGCGCATCCTGGACGAGTTTGCGCTCCACCCCGATCCACGCAAGCTCTGGTCGATTGCCTATCCGGGCATCACCTGGGGCGGAAACATGGAGGTGATCAGCACGCATCGCGGCAGCCACAATTTCTTCAACCAGCTAGTGCGCGAGATCAAGGAAGGCGGCAATCCAAAGAAGATCAGCCTGCATACGGTCACTCTGCAGAACGCGCTCGATCAGGGTTTTCTCTACAAGCTTCAGAAGAGCCTACCCGATGACGCAGAACAGCAGGATATGGATGAGGCGGCCTATTTCGACTTTGTGAAGTCGGGCTGCGCCGATGAAGAGAGCTTCCTCCAGGAGTATATGTGCCAACCCGCTGATGATGATGCGGCGTTCCTGGAATATGATCTAATCGCCTCTGCCGAGTATCCGGCCGGGACAGACTGGACGCAGTCGCAGGGAGGAACACTGTTCGCGGGGGTCGATATCGGCCGCAAGCACGATCTGACCGTATTGTGGGTGGTCGAGCTGCTCGGCGATGTACTCTACACGCGGCATATTGAAGCGCTGAAGAATATGACCAAGGGCGATCAGGAGAAAATCCTGTGGCCGTGGTTCGAGACGATCAAGGCAAGTGGCGGGCGCATATGCATTGACGCAACCGGTCTCGGCATTGGCTGGACGGACGATGCCCAGGCCAGGTTCGGCAAATATTCGGTCGAAGGGGTCACTTTTACCGCGCGGGTAAAGGAGCAACTGGCATACCCGCTTCGCGGCAAGATGGAAGACCGGCAGCTGCGCATTCCGCACGACAAGCATATCCGCGCGGATCTTCGCGCAGTTACGAAGCAGACCACCGTTGCTGGCAATATCCGCTTCACCGCCGAGCGCACGCCCGATGGCCACAGCGACCGGTTCTGGGCGCTGGCGCTTGCGGTGCAGGCCGCAGGGGAAAGCAATGAAGCGCCTTGGCGTCCCCTATCCGACCTACCCGGCGCAACTCACAAAAGCGAACTTGACCAGAACTGGATACCGGCATGAACCCGCTGACCAAGATGATTGTCGCGCCATTTGCCAAGGCGCTGGCGGCTATGCGCCATGCGGCGCGGCCGTCAGTCTTTAGCGGATTGCTGCGGCGCACCCGCTTCGACTATCGGCGCGCGATCGGCGACGGGCTGGACAGCTCGGTCGTCACAGCGCCGATCCGCTGGGTGCAGCGCGCGCTGCCCGAAGCGCGGCTTTCGGTTCGGAGACGCAAGCGGGATGGCGCGGTCGAGGAAATGGCGGACCATCACATGCTCGCGCTGATCAAGCGGCCGAACGCCTATTATGGCGACCTTGTTCTGTGGGCGGCCACAATCCTCAGCTGGTTTCTCGATGGCAATGCCTACTGGATAAAGGTCCGCAACCGTGCGGGTGTGCCGGTCGAGCTGTGGTGGGTGCCGTGGTGGATGATCGAGCCCAAGGCGCCAGAGGATGGCAGCGAGTTCCTGACGCATTACCGCTACAGCCCAGGCGGCGGCGTCGAGCCGATGCGCCTCGATCCCGAGGATGTCGTGCACTTTCGCGACGGCATGAACCCGCGCGACATGCGCAAGGGCCTGTCGGCTCTGGATGGAGTGATCCGCGAGATATTCATCGACCTGGAAAGCTCCAACTTCGTCGCTTCGCTGCTACGGAACATGGGCGTTCCGGGCGTGGTGATCAGCCCGAAGGGTGGTGCGATGCCCGCGCCCGAAGACGTGGAAGCAACGAAGACCTGGTTCAAGGAAGCGTTCGGTGGCGACAATCGCGGCGGGCCGCTGGTGATGGGCGCTCCTACCGATGTGCAGCCTTATGGCTTCAACCCCCAGCAGATGAACATGAGCGAAGGGCGCGACGTGGCCGAAGAACGCGTCTGCGCCTGCATCGGGATTCCTGCCGCAGTCGTCGGCTTCGGTGCCGGGCTGCAGACGGCCAAGGTTGGCGCGACGATGGAAGAGCTGTTCAAGACCGCATGGCGCAACGGCGTGCTGCCGGTGTGCCGTTCGCTGGCCGACGAACTCGACCGCTCGCTATTGCCCGACTTCGGCCGGACGGCGGGAGCGGAGGTACTGGAGACCTATTGGGAAACCGACGAGGTATTGGCTCTCCAGGATGACGAAGACAAGCAGACCGAACGCTGGAACAAGCGGGTCATTGGTGGGTGGGTGCAGGTTTACGAGGCGCGCGAGGCAGCGGGCCTGGACACCGAAGGTCTTGCGACTCGCCTGCGCGTCAAGCTGA